GCACCGACAAGATGACCGTGATGGCGGGGGTGAGGAAGAATACGGATGCAACGGCAGTAGTTGCCGAACTTACAGCAAGCCTTACGGTAAACGCAGGCTCGTTCTATTTAGTCTCAGGCCAAAACGCTACTGATGGCTGGTGGTCCGGTTCACGCGGAACTGCCGTGTCCTCAGTTAATCAAGTAACAAATATTGCCACGTCTGCTATTGATACGGGCGTTATATCGTCAACGCATGACATCGCCGGAGATTTAACAACAATCAGGCGAAATAGCGTAGCAGGCTCTAACGCAACGGGCGATAAAGGCTCTGGGAATTTTTCGAGTTCAATTATTTACTTACTGAGCCGCAACAACGGTGCAAGCCTTCGCCTCTCCGGCATCCTTTACACCCTGATTATCCGAGGGGCCGCAACACCGGAAGGAACCATCCGAGATTTTGAACGCAACTTACTGGCCCGACGCTGCGGAGTATCCTTCTAATGAGTCAAACAGAGTGGATTTATAGCATCGTGATGATTGCTCCTGCCGCAACCAAGGACGCAGCAAACGCCATCGCGGAAGCACTTGGGCATGGGCCCAACAATTTCAAGGCTACCCTCTCAGCAGACGGTCAATCAGTCACGCACTACGGTTGCCGCACGCAGGCTCAACAATCGTTTGTGGACCTGCTGGCCGGAATGGGACAAGGTGAGTTTCCGCCCATCGAGGGAGCAGACCCGCAAATCATCGGAGCGATTCTCGGCAGCTTGATTATCGACATATCGGAAAATGAGGATGGGTTCAGTCATTTCAACCGGGTCATCGAGGCCAACGGGCTGACACGGTTTGAAGTGGAACCCATTCAGTAACAAACCACGATAGATGGAAAGGTTTAGGACATGCCATTTCTCAATGACCGAGTTTTTGACAACGGCCTGACGGTACTCGACACCGAAGGCAACCGACTAGACATCTGCTCCAGCGAGCCGACGACCTACACGCAGGCGACAAGCACGCTAACTCTCGGCAATAAAACGCTGGGTGCTGGCGACGTTGGAGCACCCGCTGCCGGTTCGCCCAACGGTCGGCAGGTGACGGTTCAGGCCCTGACCAGCGGCAGCGTCACGGCCACGGGCACGGCGACCCACTACGCCATTACCGACACGGGCAACAGCCGACTATTGGCGACTGGTGCTCTGTCCTCGTCGCAATCCGTGACCAACGGCAATACGTTTTCCACCAGTTCATTCACCATTCGCATCCCGCAGGCGAGCTAACAAATGGCTGATAACGTAGCAATCACACCGGGCAGCGGGGCGACCGCAGCATCCGACGACATCGGCGGCGTCCAGTTCCAGCGAATCAAGCTGGTGCATGGTGCAGATGGCGTCAACGATGGCGACGTATCGTCAGTCAATGGCCTTCCAACTTACATTGTCGATTCGTCAACGGCTACATCATTCGGGCCGATTACCACGGCGAACACGGCACTGTTTGCGGCAGTTGATACGGCCAACGAACGAGCTGTGGTGCTGCAGCTTACAAGCGGACACGCGGGCACGATTAACCTCGAAGCGTCCAACGACGGCACAAACTACTGGCCGATTCAAGGTTTCGATTTTGACTGCGACCAGTTCCTGAAAAACAGTTTCACCGGTCCCGGCCTGTTTCAGGTCTCCGTCTCTGCCCGATGGTTTCGGGCTGTCACCAGCAGCGACTTTGCTGGTTCGGTCAGCGGCAGCTATTCGCTTAGGTCCGGCAACCACGAGCAGCCATTCTCAAGCGTCAACCTCACCAACGTCGACCCGTCTGTTGTTATGCAGATGGGAGGGATTGACCAAAACAATCAGCGCGTTCCGGTTCGCTTAAATTCTCTGGGCCACGTCGTGCCTGCCGATGGCCAGCAATTTAGAGGCTCGGTCAGTCGGCTCGGTTCAATCGTGCAAGTGGACACGACGGGTTACAACTCAATCGTTCTTCAGCTGGTCAACACCTGGGCTGGTACTGTTTCATTTGAGGCCAGCAACGACGGGTCAACGTGGGTCGCAGTGGTTGGCTGGCCGAGTGCCGGTGCTGCTGCTCCGGTGACAAGCTCGACAGCCAACGGGCAATGGATTCTCCCGGCTTCCGGTCGATTCTTCCGAGCCCGGTGCAGTGCTTACACCAGCGGCTTTCCCTCTGCCGTTTTGCTGCTGCGAAACTCACCAGCATTTGCAACGGCAACCAGCCCGAGCATTGCGACAAACCAAACCGTCAACGTTGCGCAAATCGGCGGAACTACGCCGGTAACGGCTGGTGTCGCTGGCATGCTAGCGGTCGGCGGCAACATCGCAGAAGACACGGCTGCAACGTCGAACCCGCTTATTTCTGGCGGCGTTGTTCGGACTGCACTCCCGGCCAGTACCGTTATCGCTGGTGATGCGATTCGTGCGACTTATTCGCAGTCGGGTCAGATGATTACCAAGCAAAACGCTCCGGGCGATTTAGACTTTTACGTCTCGACGACCGTGACGACCAACTCGCAAACGGCGATTCGTGCTGCTCAAGCGTCTCCAATTCGTCAAAACGTAACCAGCGTTACATTCCAAAACACAAACGCAACGGCAACGACGCTGACGATTCAGGACGGTTCGACAACGCTCGTGACGTTTAGCGTTCCGGCGAGCATGACGCTGCCGGTGCAGTTGATTTTCCCGACTCCACTTCGCGGCACTGCCGCAACCGCTCTGAACTATACGGCTGGAACAACTGGAGCAAGCGTGCTGCTGACTGTCACCGGCTTTAACTCTTACTAAGAGGAAATTTTATGCCTGTTAATCAAAATATCGTGGGCCAACCGGCCGCATCCGGAAGTAACGCAGTGGTAAACACGCGGGCCGGGCAGCTTGGTGACGTGATTGTCTCGGAGTTACACGGCCGTTATTACGAGACCACCTATCGAGGTAACTCGTTTCTTTTGTCGGTCTCGACTGCCGCAGCGGTGACTGCCTTTTCCGGTGGTGCTGCTGGCACTCCGATGTTGGCGATTTTCAACCCGATTGGGTCAGGCCGAAACGCGGCGCTGACCAAAATTAGCGTCGGCAGCGTGGTCGCGGCATCGGGTGCTGGGACCGTATCTTTCAGCCTGTGGTTTGGCAACACCGCAACGATCACGCAGGCGACGACCGTAACGCCGTGGTCGATGTCAACTCAACTGCAGTCTGGCTCGGTAATGACCGGTTTCCGAAACGTCGCTTTGACTTCGGGCAGTGCGGCATCGAACGTGATACCGTTCGCCTCGTACTACTGGGCGACCGCTGCCGGTGCGGCACTTGTGACGGGTGGCCCGATTGACCTTGAAGGGGCGATCATCATTCCACCGGGAGCCTATGCGGCAATCGGCGGAAGCTCGGCGCTGACATCAGCAACTTGGATCGGTTCGATGCAGTGGGAAGAAGTGCCTGTTTAGTCTTTGGCTTTTTTTGCTTGAAAGTGGCCAATGGCTGAGCTGCAAGGCTTCACGTTTTTATTCGGCGGTCTGCTTGGGGCTGGAGGCGTCGGCAATGACGCCCTGACTCTAAGCGGAATCGCTGCCGGTGCGCCAGCCTGCGGCCAGCCAAGCCTTTCGCAGAATCACAGCCTGACCGCAAGCGTGGTCGCATCCGGTTCGCCGGTCTGCGGCACGGCAACGCTGACGCAGAACCACGACCTTGCAGCAAACAGCCTAGCCACCGGTTCGCCAGTGGTCGGGTCAACAACGCTCTCGCAGAATCACGACCTTGCAGCGACGGGACTCGTTGCCGGTTCGCCGGTCCTGCAAGGTGCCGCACTCAGCCAGGACCACGCATTTGCGCCAAGCGGATTATCGACCGGTTCGCCGGTTTGCGGCCAGCCTGTGCTGAGCGTGCAGAGCGGAGCGGTCGAGCTGTCGCTGGCGTCGATTACGGGCGGCGTTGCGGTGCTAGGTCAGCCGGAACTGTATGACATTTTTGCGGCGGAGACGGTGCAGCTGCGCGGCACTTATCCGGCCCTGTCGGTGCGGGCCACGTGGCCGCAGCTGGTGGCCGCAGCCATCTATCAGGCAAACAGCGTGCGAGCAAGCGAGTTCAAACTGACGGCCGCAGCCAGATTTCAAACAAACACCCTTAGAGCGGAGATGGTCCAGCCATGATCGAAATTGCCAGACTGAGCGATGTGACCATTGATGTAACGCTGGTTGGCATTCCTGGCGGCGTGACCGTTACGAAGTGCTATTTGGCGATCAAGACTACTGACGCCGTGACCGACGCAGCTGGGCTGGTGGTGTCGACCATTCCGGTTGGCGGCGTGGCGACGTTCAGCCTGACCGATGCGCAAACCGCGACGCTGGAATCAACGCGGCATGTAATGAGCGTCAAGGCAATCCTGAGCGACGGGCGTGCGGTGCGGCTGGTGCTGGACGAACGGTTTGCGGAAGTTCTAGAACCCGGTGTCGAGGCGATTGCGTAACAAAAACCAAGGCACGGACCAAGGCGAGGGTCAGTGATAAACACGGCGATGAAATTCAGCGGCGACCAGCAGTCCAAGCAGGCACGCTATGCTGAGCGCAAGCAACTGGAGCGGAATGCAATCGTCATTCCGCCCCCGGTCGACTTGGCGCGCCGGCAGCAGTTGCTGGCGGACCCGATGGCGTTTCTGAAGCACTACTTCCCAGATCGGTTCTGGTCACCGTTTGCGGATTACCAGCGGGAAATGGTGCAGCTAATTGTCGATGTGGCGGAGTTTGGCGGCGACCAAGCGATTGCGGCACCCCGCGGCGACGGCAAGACAGAGATCACCAAGGCCATGATCGTCTACTTGATTCTGCGGGGGCTGGTTCGTTTCCCGCTGATCATCGCTGCCAGTGGCACGTTTGCCAGCCGCATCTTTGACGATGTGCGGCGGCACTTCGACAGCAACGAACGCCTAATTGAAGACTTCCCCGAAATCTGTGTCCCGTGTGCTGCGCTTGAGGGCACGCCGCAGCGGGCAGCCAAGCAGTCGCACAATGGCAAGCTAACGGAAATCAAGTGGTCGAACGTCGAGGTGATGTTCGGAAAAATTGACGGACTGCCAGCCACGGTCAAGGGCCAGCCTTGGCACGAAGGTGGCGTCAGTCCTTACAGCGGCGTCTGCATGGCGTGGGCGGGAATGGACAGCGCGATCCGTGGCATTAACATCCGTGGCAACCGGCCGGACTTCGTGCTGGTCGATGACCCTGAAACACGGGCGTCTGCCTTCCATGAAAACCAAGTGGAGACGCGCGACATCATCTTGAACCGTGACGTGGCCGGGCTGGCGGACGGGCGCAAGCGGCTGTCCCGTGTCGTGCTTTGCACCATCCAGAACAATCGATGCCTGGCGGAGAAACTAACCAACCAAGCCAAGGCACCGAGCTGGAACGGCCGGCGGTATAGCGGTGTGGTCAAATGGCCGGAACGGGTGGACCTGTGGCAGCAGTACATGGACCTGCGGCAGGAAGCACAGCGGGCGGGCGACGGGTGTGGGGTCAACGCTACAGCGTTCTATATCGCCAACCGGGCGGACATGGACGCTGGAGCGGACGTGCTGAACCCTGAACGCTACAGCCGCGCCATGACCCGTGAGGGCCAGTCAATCGAACTGTCGGCCCTGCAGGCGGTCTATAACCTGATCGCCGATAACGGCCTGAACTACGTGCTGACGGAAATCCAGAATGCACCACCGGACGAGGAACAAGCGGAGACGCTGGGCCTTACGGCGCACAAAGTCGCCAGCCGGCTAAGCGGGCTGGAGCGGAACGAGCTGCCGAAGGTCGAAGGCGTGCGGATTACCTGCGGGCTGGACATCGGAAAATATTACAGCCACTGGACCAAGATCGCTTGGTTTGGAAACGCCACGGGTGTCGTGATCGATTATGGCGTGATGGAAACGCCAGGCATGCAGGCGGCCACCGATTCGCAAGCGGTCGAAGTTGCACTGCTGAACAGTCTGCTGGGCTGGCGCAGCGACATCATGGCCAGCAACCCGCCGGAATTCTGCCTTGTCGATTCGGGCGACTATTCGCCGGCAGTGTATGAGTTCATCCGGCGGGCAGGCGGGACACCGTTTGCGGCGTCCAAAGGTTACGCTTCCAGCAAGTTCCACATGGGCACCGAGTCGGGCACCCGCCGGCTATTTGATCGCTGCTATGCCAACCACCAGCCGCAGGAGCGGGTGTGGTTGTACGTGGTCGACACCGAACACTGGAAGGGCTGGCTTCAAGAACGCTTTGTCACGGCGACGTTTAACGAGGCCCACCAGTTCAACGACGGCAGCCTAAGCCTGTACGTCAGCGACGACAAGAAAAAGCACGTCAGCTTCAGCCATCACATTGTGGCCGAAATGCGGGAGGAACTATTCGTGCCAGGCAAAGGCATGACCCGCAAGTGGCGCGAAGTCAGCAAAAACAACCACTGGCTGGACGCGACCGCGCTGGCCTGTGCAGCTGCCGGGTGTCTGGGCATCCGGCTGATCCCACGGGTGACCAGTCAGCAACTGGTCGCAGCGGCCAACAAGAAACAGGCGGCAGGGCAGACTGTGCGGAATCGGGCGGGCATCGTGTCCAGCACGCCGCACGGTCAGGCTTTCGTCGCAACTCAACGGAAGTGAGCGAATGGCGAAAAACAAGGCAAAGACGGACCTGCCGACAATTGACGAAGTCGAAGTCGGCGGCGTGGAACAGGTGCGAGGTTACGACATGGCAGCGGAGGCTATGCAGTCGGTGGCGGTCGAGGCTCCCCCGGTCACCAGCCGCACGGTCAGCGTGCCACTGGCGCAAATCCCGTTTGGCTACCTGCCACGGGTGTGCGATGTGCGGAAACTGACCGGTCGCCAGTCGCAGGCCCTGCGGCAATTGCAGGAGGCCCTGAGCAGCCAAGGGGCAAAGCTCGCCAATGGCAGTCGCATCAACAACCCATCAAACGCCATTAAGTGGCTGCTGGAATCCATTGCCGGCTAAGCCTACGGAAATTCCGTAGGTTTCCCGTGCTGGTTTTCTGGCAGTAAAACGCAGGTCTGCGGCTAATATTTCGGCATGTCATACGACCTCACCACTGTCGAAGACGACTTGCTGGAATACTCCGACTTCGAGGAGACGGACAGCGTTAGCCGCGCCAAAAGTTTCATCACTGCGGCCAAACGCTGGATCATCCTTGCGGCCGCGAGTGCGTCCAACCAAGGCAGCAGCCTGACCCGCAGCAAGCCGGAAGTCATGCAGATGCTGGCGCGCGCCCAGTCGTTTGTCGCTGCCAAGGATACGGCAGCAGCCAGCCAGTCCCGTGTTCGGTTTCTAGGCATCAGCCAAGGATTCAGATGACGGCAACGCCACGCCGGCAAAAGAAAACCATTGCGAACACGTTTGACACGATTCGCGCTGATTACGACATGAGCCGGGAAAGCCGGTTCATCCGTCGCCGTGTTGGCCTTGCCCCGCGCGGGGGCAGTGCTGATTTCCATTACCGCACGGAAGAATTCTATTATCGCGACATCGAAAAAGCCCGCGACATGGACCGCAACGACGCCATCGTCGGGCAGACCATCGACCGGGCAGTTGCCAATATTGTGCAGGACGGGTTTTCCTTGGACGTTCGCACGGGCGACCCGTCGCTGGACCTTGAACTGTGGAATCGCTGGCAGGCGTGGACTGCATCGCCTGACGACTGCGACATGGCCGGCGAGTTCACTTGGCAGGACGTGGAACGGCACGTCATGCGGTCGGTTCTGCTGGACGGCGATATGGTCGTCCTTGGCACAGCCGGCGGGCAGATACAGCTAATTGAAGCGCACAGCATCCAAACCATCACGCCGCAAGAAAACACGTTTTTGGGCGTCACCCGTGACGATTACGGCCGGCGGACCCGTTACTGGTACTCGGCCGACAAGCGGGACGGTGGCGTCTTGGCTGTCGTGGGCAACCAAAAGGAAACCGCAGTCCCTATCGACGTGCGAGACGAGAACGGCGACCGAGTGCTATTTCACGTTTACAACCCTCGCCGGGTAAACCAGACCCGCGGCGTCACGGCACTGGCACCCATCTTTTCTGTCGCCGGGATGTTCGAGGACATTAACTTCGCGAAGTTGGTCCAGCAGCAGGTGGTTTCCTGCTTTGCCATTTTCCGCAAACGCAACCCGATTGCCGGTGGCGGCCCGCTTCCGTCTACCGATGGCTACGGCCTGCCGGAAACGGAGCAGACGGGAGCCGGCACCCGCTACATCGAAAACATCGGTCCCGGCATGGAAATCATCGGGGGCGAAGGCGAGGAACTGCAAGGGTTCAGCCCGAACGTGCCGAACGCTGAATTCTTCGACCACGTCAAGCTGATGCTTCAAATCATCGGCGTAAACCTTGGGCTGCCGCTGTGCCTGGTGCTGATGGATGGCAGCGAGACCAACTTTAGCGGCTGGCGTGGCGCGGTGGACGAGGCCCGCAAGGGTTTCAGGGCCAACCAGACCAACCTGCTGAACCGGCTGCACAAGCCAGTTTATGAGTTCAAACTGCGGCAGTGGATTGCGGAAGACCGGGCACTGGCTGCAGCTGCCAAGGTCGAAGGCATCAACATTTTCGGCCATCGCTGGAACCCGCCGACGTGGCAATACATCGACCCGGTGGCAGATGCACAGGGCGACGCGCTGCGAATCCAGAACGCACTGACCAGCCCACGCCGGCTACATGCCGAAGGCGGACGGGACTGGGAGGAAGTGGCGGACGAAATTGTCGAAGACATGAGTTACGCCATTATCCGCGCCAAGCAGCAGGCCAAGGCTATTAACGGCCAATTTCAAGACAATGCACCCGTGCATTGGCGTGAACTAATCAGCCTGCCGATGCCAAGCGGCATCCAGATGACCATGCAGGACAGTCAGGCAATGGTGCAGCAGGCCGAGGCACAAGCGGAAGCGACGGCTGCCGAGCAGGCACCGACCGCCGAAATGGTCGGCGTGGGCCGGAAGAACTGGCAGAACGCACGCAAGGCCATCAACGACATCCTGAAAGAATTGACTGGCGGGCAAATCAGCGAGCGGCGGGCACGGCTCGAACTGGACAGTCTCGGCGTTCCGGCCAGCAAGATTGACGTCTACATCGAAGACGCCAGTGACGGCACGATTGACACGCCAGAGGAGCAGTTGACCGATGAATGAAATCAAACTCTACGGCAGCATCGGCTACCCCGGCATCACCAGTGCGACGTTCAAGTCGCTGCTGGCTGATTGTGACCCGTCGCAGGAGCTGGTGATTCGCATCGACAGCGAAGGCGGCAGCGTGTTTGACGGCCTGGGCATCCATGACGCAATCACCGCATGGCCGGGACCAGTGCGGGCCATCGTTGAGTCCAGTGCGTTCAGCATCGCCAGCTTCATCGCAATGGCGGCAGGCAAGGTAGAGATTACCGAGAACGGCTACCTGATGCTGCACAACCCGTACACCGTGACCGAAGGCGACAGCGAAGAGCTGCAGAAGCAAGCCGACCTGCTAGGCAAGCTGCGGGACAGCATGGTGAGCGCCTACGCAACCAAGACAGGAAAGAGCCGCGAAGAAGTCGAGGCCGCGATGCGTGCCGAGACTTGGCTGGATGCCCGCGAGGCACAGGCCAGCGGCTACGTCGATTCAATTCTGCCGACTGCCCGCAAGAGCGTGGCCGTTGCCAGATTTACAGGAAACATGCCGGAGCGGGTCAATCAGTCGCTGAACGTCAGCGGCGACTCGTGCGGCGAAACTGCTGACCAAACGGAGACAAATCCCATGAGCAGCAATCCCAAGCCCGTCGCGACCGTGAAATTCATTCAGGCTCGCTTCGGCAAGGCGTCGTCGGACTTCATCGTCAAGGCAGTCGCTGCCGAGATGACCGAAGACCAAGTCGCCGAAATGTATTACAGCGAGATGATGACCGAGAACGAACAGCTCAAGGCCAAGCTCGCAGCGATGGAAGAGGAGATGGTTGCACTCAAGGCTAAGGCCCAAGAGACGACCGTCGCCGAAGTCGAAGAAGACGACAAGGAACAGATGGTCACGATGCCAGCCGCCAAGGCTCGTCTTGGCGTGGCTCCGGTGGCGTCTGTCACCGCCTCAAAGCCGGTCGCCAGTGCCAAGGCCCAGTGGCAAGGCGTTGTCGCAACCTACACGGCGCAAGGCATGAAGAAGGCAGACGCTGCTCGCAAGGCGGCACGCGAACACGCTGGCCTGCGTGATGCGGTCATCGCCGAAGCAAACAACAAGTAAACAAACACAAGGAGCGAAAACATGAGTCAATATGCAGAAGCATCAGTCCGAGGCTTTACCGCCGGGGCTGCAATCGGTCAGTTCTTGCGAGTCTACCTCACATCCAGCAACACGCTGGCACTTGCAGGAGCAAACGACTACGGCATCGGAACGATGGAAGACCCGGCAACGGCTGCCAATGAGCAGGTCGGTGTTCGGCTGAACAGCGCGATGGGCACCCGCAAGTGCGTGGCCAACGCCGCGATCACTGTCGGCGACCCGGTTTATCTGGCCGCATCGGGCAAGGTCGGCGCAAGCGGATCCGTTCGCTACGGCACGGCACTCGAAGCCGCCACTGCCGACAATGACGTGATCGAAGTCTTGGTCGACGGCAACACTGGCGGCGTGCAGCACCTGCGGGCGCGAGTAACCACGGCCAACGTCAACGCTGGCTCGACCCTGCTGCCAGCGATTCCCGGCCGCAGTTACCGGCTCGTCGATGCGACGATGATTTCCATCGGCGGCAATGCGGCTGGCGCAACTGCCGTACGTATCTCTGCCACCCAAGCCGCCTCTGGCGTGCAGCTGGTCAGCAACACCGTAGGCGCTTTGACCCAAAGCACCCGCGTATTGGCTGGCGTTACCGCCAACTCCAGCATCCTCGCAGACGGTGCATCGTTCGCGCCATGCGATGCCAACACTGCGATCACCTTGACCGCATCGGGCACACTGACCACGTCCACCAACATCGACGTACTTCTCAGCTACGTCGTCGACGCCTAATAACCAAAACTGAAAAAGGAGCTTTCACATGCCATCACCTACCAGTGCATTAACCACACTGCGGCCAGACTTGGCCAGCTTTTTGGAGTTCGACCTTGAAAGCGACCGCCTCGGCTACGTCGCCACCAAGGTCTTTCCCGTTGTCGATGTCGCCAGCCAAGCCGGCGTCTTCGGCATCATTCCGGTAGAGCAACTGCTACAGCAGCGGACCACCAACCGCGCACCCGGCAGCGGTTACAGCCGCGGCAACTTCACCTTCACCACCGGAAGCTTCGCCTGCGAAGAACACGGTGCAGAAGAGCCGGTCGATGATCGCCAGGCGAAGATGTACCGCGAGTATTTCGACGCTGAGCAAGTTTCGACCATGCGGGCATTTTCTGCCGTTCTGCGGAACGCCGAGCAGCGTGTCGCTGACGCAGTGTTCAACGCAACCACTTGGAACGGTGCCAGCCTGACCACTGGCATCACCAACGAATGGGATGACGTGGCCAACGCTGTGCCGATCACCGACGTTGATGCGGCAGTCAAGAAGGTTTACGACGGCAGCGGCCTGTGGGCCAATGCCCTGATCGTGAACCAGAAGGTTTTCCGCAACCTGCGACGCTGTGCCCAAGTCATCGACGCCATCGAGTCGGGTGGCGCGGGTGACGCTGCCAAGCAGTCCGACATCACCGCCGAGCAATTGGCGCGGGTGTTCGGGCTGGAAATGGTGATCGTTGCTGGTGCTTCCAAGAACAGCGCAAAGGAAGGTCAAACCGTTTCGCCTGGCCAAATCTGGTCGGACGAATACGCCATGATCTGCCGCGTTGCCACCAGCAGCGACATGGCTGAACCGTGCGTCGGTCGCATCTTCCACTGGTCGGAAGACGGCAGCAGCATGGGCGGCACCGTGGAAAGCTACCGGGACGAAATCGTCCGCGCCAACATCATCCGCGTCCGGCACGACGTGGACGAAGTTGTGCTTTACCCGCAAGCCGGGCACCTGCTGTCCAACATCACCACCTAGTGACGAAGGACGGCAACCGTGGCGAGTCGGTTTGATCAGGTATTTCAGGCGGCCGCGTTCCCCCAACTACTCGCCGAGTTCGGGGAGCCGGTCACCTATTACTTTGCCGGCGGGGGTAGCCGTTCGATTGACGCCATTATCGAACGGAACCCGCCGGCGATTTTCGACCAAGCCGGAAACCCGATGCAAATTGACATCGTGATCCGGCTGAAGCGGCATGCCACCAGCGGCGTGCTAAGCAACGAAGTTAATCGCGGCAGCGACAGCGTCGAGGTCAAAAAGCGTGTTGATGATGCGGCTGTGAGTCGGTTCACGGTCGTCCGCAAGCTGTCCGACGATAGCGGCGTTCTGGTTCTTGCACTTAGCGGAAGTCCTTAATGGCGACAGCAGTGGCGGAGCAAATCGTCGACAAGGTGCGGACCCGGCTGGCTACTATCAAGACCAGCGGTGGGTTTGAGGTCACCGTGTCCGAAGTTGTCCGGCCAACCCGTTACGGCGGTTTCCGGCCGCAAGACCTGCAGTTGGTCGTCACGCAAGGCACGCTTGAGCGCAATGCGGACCTGTCGCACCCCGGTAACCCGCCTGCGACTGCGTGGGACTTGGAGGTTATCGTCGCCGGCCTGCTGATGCCGAGCGAGTCCAGCACCAGCAAAATCGACACGCTGCGCAACCAGTTTGCCGCAGACTGCATCAAGGCCATCTGCACGCCGCAGGCCAGTTGGCACAACTGGGACACGCTGGCGATTCTGACGGAGATCAGCACCGTCGAAGATGTGACGACCGAGGAGTCCAGTGGGTTCAAGTTGACGATGACCGTAACATTCCGCACCGACGAAAACAGCCCGTACACGGTGAGGAGTTAGCAGATGGCAGACCTGAGCAAAGCACCCCCGCTGAGTTTCAGCATCGACACCTCGCAGATGGAATCGTTTGCGGAACAGCTCAAGGCGTATCCAAAAGCCTTACGGGCTGCTGTGGCACGCGCGGTCAACACGTCACTGAAGCAAGGCAAGCGCGAGTCGGCACGCCTGATTTCTGAAAAATACAACATTAAGCAGGCCGATGTCATCGACGGGATTGTCATGCACCGCGCCAAGCCTGCAGACACGACTGGCAAACTAACTATTCATCCAGAACGCCGGCCTGGCCTTGCCAAGTTCGGGGCAAAGCAAGTGCAGAAAAAAGGCGGGGGCGTCACCTATAAAACGCTGCGAGGCAAAGGCAAAGCGTTCATCCCCGGCGCGTTTGCCTACCCGAAGAACAAGCCAATCTGGGTCGCCATCCAGAACGTGTCGCACATCAACAAAGGCGGCAACAAAGACGAGAAGACAGCAAAGCGACGGACCCGCCTGAAGTTCCTGCAAGGCATCACGGTCTGGGGCATGTTTGCCAGTGTCAATAACCAAAAGCGTGTCGTGGATGTCATGCAAACGCGCTTCAGCGAAAACATGCGGCAATCGGTCAACTTTGAATACTTAGTTCGCACTGGCCAAATCCCGCGACGGGTTGGCCTTGACGGTTTTATCAAACGCGGGAAACCAGCATAGGAGCCAAACCCACATGCCACTACTTAAAAAGAAGCACGTCCTTGCAGCCAAGATCGAAACGACCAGCGGCACCGCTGAGTCACTAACAGCTGCCGAAGCTGCGTTCAACGTGTTTGACCTGAACATGCAGCCCACGATTGCATTCACCGAACGGCAGGGCAACGGCAGTTTCAGCCAAATGCCTGCGGTGCGTGAACTGATGGGCGGAACTTGCACATTCCGCACGGAAGTCTATGGCAGCGGAAGCGGAACTGTCCCTGGCTGGGCATCGACTTTTCTGCCGGCCTGTGGCTGGACAAACTCCGCTGGCACGTTCAGCCCGAAGTCAGAACTGCCGGGCAGTAACGTCAAGACACTGACGCTGGGCACCTACATCGACGGCGTGCGGCACTTAATGCGAGGCTGCAGCGGCACGTTCACGATGAACTTTGAGACTGGCAAGCTGGCAACCATCGACTGGACGTTCACCGGCGTTTGGGTGTCATCGACCGACGTAGCGATTCTGGCCCCGACCTACCCGACAGCCCTGCCGCTGAGGGTGGCAAATGCCACGTTCACCATCGGCAGTTGGTCGCCGTGCTTCCAAAACCTGTCCATCGATGCCGGCAATGAGGTCTTCCTGCGGGAGTGTGCGGTCAACACCGACGGCAGCGGCTACGCCACGGCAGTCATCACTGGCCGCAAGGTCACCGGCAGCATTAACCCCGAAGCGGAACTGCTGGCCACCCGGCCGAATTACGACGACTGGATCGCTTCGACCGAGCGGGCGTTCAGCCTGGCGATTCAAAACGCCACCGACAAAGTTACCGTGGCAATGCCGAAGTTTCAGATCACCAACCTGCAGGACGGCGACCGCAATGGCGTGGTCACGCATGAAATCAATTTTCAAGCCAACAAGTCTGCGGCGGCCGGAAACGACGAAATGACGATTGCCTTTGCGGCACCGTAACGATTAACCACTAACCAACGGAGGAACCAATGGGGCGAGCATTGGAACCGGGCGAGAAGTTTCCCATAGTCTTGGACTGGGATGCGGACAAACCGGAAGACCAGCGGCCAACTATTTACACGGTCGCGCTGTCGATGCGTCGACAGGAGCGGCTGGGCCAGTTGCTGGACGAGGCACCAAACGCCAAGAACAGCACCGAGTTCTTTAACGCTGTCGAGCAGGGGCTATCTGAAGTCATCACCGGCTGGCGAAACTTTCGCGACCCGGCGAGCGGCGCGGAAATCCCCTACAGCCGTGACGCGCTGAAGGATGTCTTTACGACTTCCGAAGCATACGAGGTTTTCCGCAAGGTTCTGGCAGGCGGCAACGTCAGCAAGGCCGACGAAAAAAACTCCGCATTGCAGCCTTAATCCGGCAGGGGCTGCTGTGCAAGAACTGCGTGCCGGGCAAGTGCCACGAAATGCCGACGGAACTGTCTAGCGTTTCGATTGCCTGCCCGACATGCAACGAGGCCGGATGTGATGATTGCGGCGAAACGGGTTACGTGGAAATCACGGACTGCCCGAAACGCTGTATTGATGTGGGTTTGCTGCGGGCGATTCGGATGGCGGACCTGATGAAACAGGGCCTGCCGCCGGTGGCCGGTGGTGTGCTGGACCAGTCGTCGTGGTTTGTCAGTTTTTACGAACGCTTCCGGTCTGAAGAAAATCGGGCCGAGGCGGAAGTTTATAGGCGGATGTGATGGCAGTCGAACCAGTTGAGATCGTGTTGCAGGGCGTGGACAACGCCAGCGGCACCATCGACAAAGTCACCCAGAAACTGATCAGCAACGAGGAGAAGTACATCTCCAAGTTGAAGGAGCAGTTGATTGCGCAGACCGAGGGCGCGGTTGCTGCAGAGCGGTTTAAGTTGGCGCAGATGGGTTTCAGTGAAGCAACCATTGAAGCCGCGGCGGCTTTAAAGCAGGAGATTGAAGCTGCGAAAGAGGCTGAAAAGGCTCAGGAAGAACTGGAAAAAAAGAAAAAAGAACAACTAGACACAGCCAAAAAAAAGTTTAACGACATCAAGGGGTTGTACAGCGAGGCGGCTGGCCTAGGCGTTCAAATTGGCGAAGGCAT